ACACATGATGAGTGTCCTACTTGTTCTCAAGAGATTGAAAAGGCATTTAAAACTGCAGTGATTGGTGGTCTAGAGGGAAAGGGTAAGAAACTCACAAAAGAATTTAAAGGTTTGACAGAACAGATTGCTGATGCAGTTAGTGTTGTTGAGGAGATGGAAACTATCTCTAGAAAATGTTTTGAACTTCGCAGTAAGATAACTGCAAGTGATAAAGAAGTTGTTCGTCTAGAGTTTGATAATCTGGAAATTCAGAAACAACTTATCAATCTTCAAACAGATACTCCTGATATTGATGGTGAAGTTGAATCTCTTACTGCACTTGAAAAGAAATTAGATGAAACAGAAAAACAATGTAGTGAAGTTAGAAAAACTCTTTCTGAATATGGTGTTGTTAGTAATCTGTTGAAAGATTCTGGTATCAAGAGTCAAATCATCAAGAAATATGTTCCTGTCTTTAACAATTTAATTAATAAATATCTGCAAAACATGGACTTCTTCGTCAACTTTACCCTTGACGAGGAATTCAATGAAGTTATCAAGAGTCGATTTAGAGATCGCTTTGCATATTCTTCCTTCTCTGAAGGTGAAAAACAGAAAATTGATTTGGCACTGTTGTTCACTTGGCGAGAAGTTGCTAGAATGAAGAATAGTGTCTCTACTAACCTTCTGATTTTAGATGAGGTATTTGATAGTTCTCTTGACTCAGGTGCTACAGCAGAATTGCTTGCTATCTTACGCAGTTTAGGAACAGGAACTAACCTATTCGTTATCAGTCATAAGGGTGAAATCTTGGTAGATAAATTCTTACGGACAATTAAATTTGAAAAAATCAACGACTTCTCGAAGATGTCCGACGATTCGTAAGGCGTGGAGAATCTGGGCAAAAGCATTAGGTGGAAAGGAGGGAAAGAATGATAGAGAGGCAGATTCTGTTGCTGGCATTCGCACCTTTATACTCATTGCTTATATGGTCACTAACGTTGCCATTGTTGCTAACGCCATAAGACACTGGAATCCTGTGCCCAAAAGAGAACTATCATTAGGTATGCTTTTAACATTTGAGATCCATGAAGCAATGGAAAAATTGGGGTGGGACCTAAATGAATATAGTTTAGAGGTCGTACCCAATAAAAAAACTGATCGTGTTGAAATACGGAGAGTGCCCAAACCAGTGGACGGTTGGCAAACTGTCCGAAAGCTTGACTCATATGTGGATGATCTGTTAGAATTAGAACAACAGCAACAACAGGAGGACAATGATCAATCAGGAAGTCAAAGGGACACTCGCTAAATTGCTGGCAACCGAGAATCTGACCGTTGAGCACCGCAAAGTGAGCACTGCTTGCTTCGATGTTGAAAAGCGTCTGTTGATTCTGCCCATTTGGAAGACTGCATCTGAGACCGTATATGACCTTCTAGTGGGTCACGAAGTAGGTCATGCTCTCTATACCCCTGAAGGTGATTGGGGAGACGCTCCAAAGGCGTTTGTGAACGTTCTGGAGGATGCTCGCATCGAGCGTATGATGAAGGTAACTTATCCTGGTCTTCGTAAATCATTTTATGAAGGATACAAACAACTCTGGGATGATGATTTCTTTGGTGTAAAGCACGATGATCCTAAGACACTATCCTTGATTGATCGTATCAATCTTTACTTCAAGGGCAATCCTTCAATGCCATTCACTGCTGATGAAGCAGTATGGGTGAAGCGTACCGCTGAAACTAAAACATTTGAAGATGTTATCAGGTTGGCGGAAGAACTATATGATTACGCTTGCACTAAGCAAGAAGAAAGAGAAGCAATGTCTGCTCCTGAATCTTCTGATGGTGAAGGATTTGCAGATAAATCAGAAGAAGTAAATCCTGTAAGTTCCGATAAAGAAAAAGATAAAGAAGATGATGATTGGTTTACTGATAGTGATCCTACAAAACGTAAGGATGAGGGTGAACTAGATCCTGATCTTGAGACTCCTTCATACACATCTGATGCTCCTCAAATTGGTGGCACTACAGGTGGAGAAGAGTTTCCTATGGATGAGACTGAATCAATTACTGATGCTGCTCTTCAGGAATCACTTGAAACTCTGATTGATGACAATGCTAAGGAGTGGGTGTATCTTAGTCTTCCTAAGATTGATCTTAAAGAAGTGATCGTTGATCATGATGTAGTTCAGAAAGATCTTGATGATCATTTCAATATCCTTCCTGATCATTATGATGTAGATCAACGTGAATACCATTTCAAAAATGTTGAGTATGGTATCATGAAGTACAACCAATTCAAAAAGAGTGCTCAGAAAAGTGTCAACTATCTGGTCAAGCAATTTGAAATGAAGAAGTCTGCAGCAGAGTATCGCCGTGCTGCTACATCAAAGACTGGAGTTATCGATACTAACAAACTATTCAAGTACAAACTTACTGAAGATATCTTCAAGAAAGTTACTATCATTCCTGAAGGAAAAAATCACGGTCTTGTCATGTATCTTGACTGGTCTGGATCTATGCAGTATCAAATGTTGGATACTCTGAAGCAAACTATGAACCTTGTTTGGTTCTGTAAGAAAGCAGGAATTCCTTTCCGTGTGTACGCATTCCAGAATGGTATCGGATATCATGAGTCGAAAGAAGAAGGTCATGCTGGTTTTGAAAGAGGAGAAAATCTTCTTTCAGTAACTACTGATTTCAGGATGGTTGAGTTCTTCTCATCACGTCAGAATACTCGTTCTCTAGAGAAGTCAATGCAGTTGGCATTCTTACAAGTATTTGCTATGGGTGGATATCGTCTTAATGGTTGTTCTAAATACTCTCTCGGGGGCACACCTCTAGCAGATGCTGTAATGTGCTCGCGTGATATTGTTAATCAACTTAAAAGAGTTGAAAGTGTGAGCAAAGTAACTATGATTTGCTTGACTGATGGTGAATCTAATCCTATCTCTTTCTTGTCTCCTACTCCAGCAGGTATGACATGGTGTACTGATGAATACAGAAGTCAGTATCTTTGCCATCACAAGAGCAAAGTGTTCTTCCTCAGAGATCCTAAGACTGGATACTCTCGTAAAATCAGTAGCGATCCTTATGATACTACCAAAGAGATTGTTAGTTACTTCAAAGAAATTACTGATTTCAATTGGGTTGGTATCAGAATCTGCAGTAAAGCAGAACTCGGTCGTATCGTTCGATGGTTCGCTCCTTCAGAAACTGAAACTGTTGAACAGCAGTGGAGAAAGCATCGCTTCGCATCTATCAAAACTGAAATGGGTTATCATGAATCCTTCTATATGCCAGACAAAGGTAATGGTGAAGGAACTATGGACCTAGAAGTAAAACAGAAAGGTGAAGTTGCAACTAGAGCAGAACTTGGACGTGCATTCAAAAAACACATGGGTTCTAAAATGACAAACAAAACTGTACTCAATGCATTCATTGAGCAAATAGCATGAGCGGAGATTATAATACACATAACGATCAACAACCAAACTTAACTTATTTCACAACTCAAATCATGAAGTGTAAAGTACAATTGTTCATCGCTGGCACAGTCTTCGATGAGGTCGTAGTTGCGAGAGACTACGAACACGCTAAAAAGATCGCTCTCGCCCGCAATCCAGAAGCAACAGTCATGGGTGTGACAGCAGTGTTCGATTGAACAACTGTCCTATAGGGTGGCACATTCACCCACCATCTGCTATAATAAACACATACGAACAAAACAATCCTTTTTAATCCGATGCCTTTTGAACCAAATCCCGTCACAACTGAAGATCTCGTTCAGTATCTCAATGAGAATGTTGGATCTGATGTGGGGTGCAAGAACATTCGTGAAGCGGCAAGTCAATTGAAAGTATCCTACGCTACTGCTTGCAAACGCCTCAAGTCTTATAAATCTGGTAAAGGCAAATGGGATCTGACCGCACAAGAAATCAAACGTGCTTATGATGCACCTTCTGCCTCACCTGCTCTCGAAGTAACTTACATCCCGTCCAAAGATGATACCTACGTCCCTTTTGGTAACTTCAGCAATGTTCGCAAAGTTATCCAGTCTAATCACTTCTACCCTGTCTTCATTACAGGTCTTTCTGGAAACGGTAAAACTCTATCCGTTGAGCAAGCGTGTGCAGCAACTAATCGAGAGTTGATCCGTGTCAACATCACAATCGAAACGGATGAAGACGATCTTATTGGTGGTTTTCGTCTTGTTAATGGTGACACTGTTTGGCATAACGGACCCGTGGTGGAGGCTCTTGAAAGGGGAGCTGTGCTGCTTCTAGATGAGATTGATCTTGCATCTAACAAGATTCTCTGTTTGCAGTCTGTCCTTGAAGGTAAGGGTGTCTTCCTGAAGAAGATCGGTAAGTATGTTCAACCTGCTGCAGGATTCAACGTTATCGCCACTGCCAATACGAAAGGTAAAGGTTCTGATGATGGTCGTTTCGTTGGTACTAATATTCTCAACGAAGCATTCCTTGAGCGTTTCCCTATCACCTTTGAGCAAGAGTATCCTACTCCTTCCATCGAAACTAAGATTCTATTGAATGCAGGTTGCGATCAAGAGTTTGCTGATAATCTTATCAAGTGGGCAGGTGTGATCCGTAAGACTTTCTTTGACGGTGGTGTTGATGAAGTTGTTACCACTCGTCGTCTTGTTCATATTGTTAAAGCACAGAAGATCTTTGGTGATCGTTTGACTGCGATCAGGTCTTGTGTGAATCGTTTTGATGAAGATACTAAACAATCTTTCCTTGATCTCTATACTAAGGTTGACGCAGGAGAAGATTCAGAGTACAATGATGAGGATGTACCCTGCTGATCATGAAATACAATGAAGAAGAACTCCTAAAGGAGTTGAAAGATTACATTGCAGGCACATACAATCAGCATTATGCAACTGACAAGATTCAGACGCTAGATCTGATTG